TCAGCTCCTCAGCTCGTCAACTCATCAACTCATCAACTCATCAACTCATCAACTCATCAACTCATCAACTCATCAACTCCTCCGACCTCTCCAATCAATCCTGCTTGACAAAATCCACAATCCCTGATACACTATCTATATGCTAAAAGTTCATCCATCACTCTCCCGCTTCGCCGAAGCTCGCGCCCGCCGTGCGGGAGTTTTATCACCTTGTAAAACCTGTTATCTAGTCCCGCTTGCGGATGGATTCTTTGCCACCGTCCAAATATCATCCGCCCCTCTACTCTCCCGCCCACACATCCTCTCGCTCTACTACGCCCCCAAAGCTACAACAGTCTCACAGGCTCGCACACCCTCCAATTTAATTCTGAAACAATTTACAACCCCCTTCCTTTTCCCTTCCAGCTCTGACGCTCAGCAAGCCATCCGTTCCACTCTAATTGACATAGCAGAATCCTACGAATAAACATATCATGAACATTGAATTTCCATCCCCGGCTGAAATCGAAGCGCGCCGACTCGCCAATCGAATTAAAAAATCGGGTGCCCTTCCTTCCTCTATAGAGTCCGCCCCTATAGAGGAAGAAGACGACGCGGACACCCTCCGCGAACATCACTTGACGCCAAAGGTTGTCTCCCTTCTCACTCAACGCTTGAATCTCTGGCTCGTTGGTCCCGCTGGCTCGGGTAAGTCTTACGTGGCAGAGGAAGCCGCTAAAATCTTAAATCTTCCCTTCCATTGTCCTCCCATCGGTAGGGAGACAACCAATGCACAACTTTTCGGATATTTCAACGCATCCGGTCAATATGTACGTACTCCCATACGGCAAGCGGTGGAGTTCGGTGGAGTTCTCCACCTTGAGGAGATTGACTTTGCCTCTCCCGCCGTTGGCACCGCTCTAAATGCCCTTCTCGCCAATCGCACTATTGGCTTCCCTGATACGTCAATCCCGCGTCATCCTGATTTCGTCATCATCGCATCCGCCAATACTTTCGGCATCGGAGCTAATGCTTCCTACATTGGCAGCCAAGGCTTGAATGCAGCTACGCTTGACCGCTTCATTTTTCTCCCTTTCCCATACGACGAAAAACTTGAACGCAAGATTGCCCGAAATAAGCAATGGACTTTACACGTGCAATCCATGCGCAAAAAAGCAGCCTTGCTTAATGTAAAGCATGTCATTTCTCCACGTGCCTCAATTCAAGGCTCCCTCCTTATCAATTCCAAAGAATTTACTTGGGAGCAAGTGGAGACTATGGTCCTTTTTCGTGGTCTTGATTCAATCACCATCGAAAAGATTCGCAACGCTCCCGCATTCTAATCACTTTTAGAATATGATAAAATATCTCCGACAATTTGAATCCGTCTCGCAATTCGTGGAGTTCGCCGAACCTCTCCCCCTCACTCAAGCGAATGCCGCATCCATTCACGCTCATCCCCAATTAGCTGGCACATCCTCCCGAGAGGAAGCATTCCGAATCTTTAAGTATCAGGGATATCCCGAGGGACGGAAACTGATGCAATCCATCCTAGAAGAACTTACTTCATCAATCAAGCTCCCCTCTCTTGAATATGCGTTTGCAAGCGGAATCGAAGGTTGCGCACCGAATGTAGAAGCATATATTCAGGGACTCCCTGACGATATGATTTACATGGAGCCAATCACTTTGGACGCTCCCCCCTCTTTTCTATCCGTTCAAATGGAAATGTGTTTCAATTGCGTACATTCCATCGAGTCCGTTGCACTTGCCGGTGCAATCATCTTTGCTGCAATGGAAGGCTTGCGTTTGCAAGGTTGTAATGTAGAAATGCTGCTTACCTATACGTCTCAACAGTACCGCTCGGGGCATGTCTGGCAAGGCTCCTTTCCAATCACTTCTCAATTGGATATTGACACGGCTTCTTTCATCTTCACACATGCCTCTATGCTCAGGCGTATTGTTTTAGCTCAAATGGAACAAGAGCCAGACAAAATCCGCACCAATATGGGATTCAATACCCAAGCCGGATATGGGCGGCCCTATCATCTAAAACACGATTCCGTAGAATACATGCTTTCGATCCCGCAAATCATTGAGAGAATCTCCGAATCCTACAATCAGATGCAAACCGCACGTGAGATTTTCCAAGTTTTAGTCGATTCTAAATTTCAACGCATCCAATAAAATGCCCCTCAAGTGTTCCCCCGATACGCACATATCGCTCGGGTATATTCTGATTGAAAAATGCAAACGCACGCAAACTTTCGGTGCCACTGCTACAGAATTTCTCGCAAGCCGCACGCAAACACAAATTCAATTGATGCTCGCTTCTCAGGCCGCACGCTTCCACGTTTTCTATCTCGACACGCCCTATAAATGGACTCCCGTCACACAAAACTTCTCTTCCTTTATAGATGCCGTTCCCTATCTGCAAGGGGGTATTCGCGTTCTGATTGAATACGCACGCTAAATTTACAATCAACTAAAATGCCCGTTATAGTATTCACCCATCAACGCAAACGACACGTCAATGAAACTAAGTGCAACATCTTTCTTCCTGACAATTTCAATGAACAAAAAATAATCGCAATAGTCACTACCAAACACACAAACCCCGTATTTTATGTCCCAAATCCCGACTCAAGTAAAGACTCGAATGAAAAATGCCCGTTCTGCTATAAAGAAAAAGCGTAAATTAACCCCGATGGAGGGATGGTTCCTCTCTGCCGCACGCAACACCGATGGACATATTCCCTCCGTCGAATTTTACAATTCGCTAATCCGCGAACACAAATACATCGGCAGCTTGATCTTTTTATGATTGATCTAATTGCATTTTGTCTTTCAATCATTGCAGCATTCACGGTTGCCTCAATTTTTAGAACCAAGTAAATCATATGAAAATCACTAACGTAAAAATCAATCTACTCCAAGAAGTTTTATCTCACGGCTTAGTCTGCGGTCTAGGTACTCCAATCCCCGGAGAAATGTGTGTTGAAGCTGCGGTTTGCTATGCATTTGGATTACCTCACTCAGACAGACCTCCTTGTGTTGGAGCAGCAGTGCGTACATTCAAAATCAAATTAAATGATTCCAAATGGAGTTCCAACATTGCAAGAGCTAATGGATTAAAACGATTGGCAGTTGCTCAACTTGGTTCAGCTACTCTAAATCAAATTGAGTTCACTGAAAAATTAGCAATCAAAACACTCAATGTGCTAATTTACGAATTATTTAGAGAATTGAAATTTAATGAAAAGATTTTAGTCTCTTGTAAAAATGCTTCAACTTTGAAAGAAGCTGTTCGTGCTGCGGATGCTGCTGCTGCTGCTGCTGCTCGTGCTGCTTATACTGCTGCTGATGCTCGTGCTGTTCGTATTGCTGCTGCTGCTGCTGCGGATGCTGCTGATGCTGCTCGTGCTGCTGATGCTGCTGCTGATGCTACTGTTGCTCGTGCTGCTGTTACTCGTGCTGCTGCTGCTGCTGCTCGTGCTGCTGCTGCTCGTGCTGCTGATGCAGATAATGATAAATATCTAAACATGTCGGCTGAAATTGCAACTGAAATTCTAATTGAAATGAAATCAGAAGGTTCCAAGTTTTTGCATCTTTGTAAATAATATGATCTCCGCTAAAATCGTTCAGGATTCAATCAATTCTTTCAATATTCGACTCACAAGTTGGGAATTGGAATATCCACTTTCAATTCATGCGGAGCTTATGACGCATCGTGTGTTTTCACGCAATGCCGCAAGCTCTCGTGCAATTCCATATCCAACCTTTCGCGATGCAGTTGAGTTCAATCCCGCATTGCCTATTCGATGGGGAACGCATCAAAAAGGAATGCAATCCGGTATTGATCTTTCAGAATTGCAAAGGCTTCATGCGATTCTGGTATCTAAAAATGCGATGGCTGAATGTATTGAAGCTGCTAATTATTTGCATGACTATTTAGAATGTCATAAATCCATTGTCAATCGACTGCTGGCACCTTGGGCTCATATCAAAGTACTTGTCACTGGCACCGATTTTCACAACTTCTTCGCACTTCGCGCACATCCTGATGCTGAACCTAATTTTCAGGTTCTAGCGTATAAAATGCTTCAAGCATATTTAGGTAATGTTCCAAATAAACTGAATTGGAAAGAGTGGCATTTGCCATACGCTTGCCCTATGATGGCACAGTTGCCTATAGAGGAAAAAATTAAAGTGTCAGTTGCACGCGCCTGTTGGGTTTCGTATAACAAACCTGATAAAACCATTGTCAACATTCAAGATGCTATTGATCGACACGATGCCGCGGAGGCTTCCGGTCATTGGTCGCCCTTTGAACACGTAGCGCAAGCGCGAGAAACTTATTCAACTGATAATCGTTCCAACTTTGATGATGTTAGATTTGCAGGGTGGTTCCAATACCGTAAATTCTTTGCCAATGAATGTAAGTCTGCCGATTTATATCAAATTCTAGCTGATTGTCCTGATTGGATCAAACCGCATTTAGAACATGAATAAAAGTACACTTCGCGCTCAAAAGCGCAGAGCTAAAGGTATTTGTACTCAAGGTTGCGGTCGAAATGCAGAGAGAAGTATCGACGGAAAAGTATATTCCCTCTGTGTGGCCTGTAAAATTAAAAACAAAGAACGAATGCAAGCTCTCCGAGTCAAGCGAGGATATGCGGAAACTTATCAGCATCTAAAATCAATCAATATGTGTGTCCAATGCCAAAAAAGACCTGCATTTGAAGATTATGTCCATTGTGGGCACTGTCGAAATTTAATCGTACAACGTAGAGAAAAATCCAAACAATAAAATGCAAACTAAATTTCAATGTGATAACTGTGGAAGTAAGTTGGAGGAATTTAATAATGGATTGCATTGTATAAGTACTCAATGTGATAAACCTATACACATTTTACTACCTTCTAAAACCGATCCCGTAAATCCTGATCACTATAAGCAAGGGGGAGTTGAATGTATTGATGCAATCAAAGCTGCATTGACACCTGAACAATACATCGGATTTCTTAGAGGGACACAAATCAAATACCTTTGGCGTGCAGGTCGAAAAGACCCCATCCTTCAAGACCTAAAAAAAGCGGAATGGTATATGAAAAAAGAAATGGAAGCTCAATCTGTCAATCCTGCTTGACATTTACCGCACGATAAGATAAGATATTTACAAGATGGTAAAACTAATTCTCTCAGAAGACACCCAAACGCGAGTGCAAGAAATTATGGCACCGCTGAAACATCCTGAACAGTGGCAGGAAATGCAAATTCCGTTTGCACCTTCTCCCTCTGCGGTAGTCATGTTAATTGGAGAACCCGGAACAGGTAAAACTGCATTGGCAAATTACATGGCACGTCAGTTAAAGACGCCGCCCCTTCGCATTTCATTTCAAGACATTGCATCTCAGCACATGGGGGAAACTGAAAAGCAAATCAAACATTTGTTTGAAATCGCCCATGAACAAGAAGCTCCGACTATCATCATGGAAGAATGCGATGCCATTTTGTACTCTCGCGATATGGTGGATTCAGGTAACGTGCATCAACTTGGTTTTGTCAATACGATGCTCACAGAGATTGACCGTTTTATCGCACGTTCAATTCCCTCCTTACTTTTACTAGCAACTAATTATCCAAAGATTCTCGACGCTGCATTACTTCGTCGCATTACGGATACGGTAGAACTTTTTTCCCCTATAGGACCGCACGCGCAAAAAATGTGGAAGACTAAAATCCCGGTATTTTTGAAACCTACTAAAGAAGACTTGGAAAAACTGTCTCTTATTCCACACACTCCAGACCAAATGGAGAAAAAGATTTTGAAAATCTGTCGTCGCTCTTTAGTCACAGGCAAACCGCCTACAATGGACGATTTATCTGTCTAATTTCACCAAAGATTGGTAACTTTAAGTTGACAATTGGCATGTCAAGTGCTATAGTCCCATTGTGAATAAAGATAAAACCAAAGCAAAAATCGCTGCCGAGCTGGCCAAAAAGCTGGGACCGGGTGGTACTGCTAGGGAGAAGCGTGTTCAAGCGGCTGCAAAAGATTATTTAGCAGGTGATAAAATGTCTGAGATTGAGAAAATGTATGCAGTCAATTTGCAAGACATTACTCGGGTTCTAAAAAAAGCATTTACAACGGATGATGAACGATACGAATTTATGGAAAATTGTATGGTCGCAGGAGCGGTACAAGCATTGAATCAATTCGATAAAAAGCACAGCGAAATGGATGCAGTAGGTGCCGCTAAAGCTGCAACTATGTTAATGGGTCGAGCACTAGATGTGAAGAAAGCAAGAGAAGCTGGATTCAGGGAAACTCCTATCAACGTAGGACTTATCGTAAGTTTGCAAAAAACACTCAATGCCATCCAAGTCACCCCAACCTAAAAAGAGAGCACCTGCATTTATTCCGCAAGTGATTCTTCACCTTGAAACACACGATAAATATACGTGCGCTTTTAACGAATTACCTATTTCGTATCAAAAGCAACCCTATAATGTCCCTGCTAAAATTCTAGCGCGAGGGGACATTCACACAAAAGTTGTAATGAACCAATCTACCAACACCTTTATCCTAATCAAACAATAACATGAAAGCAACCCTCGTAGTATTCCACGAAAACATCCTCCTTGAACCCATTGCTGCGGCATCTTCTTCAAGTGGAGGAATTATCATCCCTGAAGCATTTAAGCAGATTGTAAATCAGGGCAGAGTCATCGACAAAGGCCCACAGGCTTCAGACAACATTGTGATGGGAGATATTCTTTTTTACCCGCCCCATAGCGAAGCGAAATTGGACTATAAAGGAAATAAGTATATCGTTGTCGCAGAATCAGCCTGCTTGGGAGCGATCCGCGAAGTCAAAGACAAGTAAAATGTTGAAATTCCTCCAGAATTTACTACGTTCTAAAAATCTCGAAATTGGAGATGTAGTATCAGTGCATGGCTACGTCAAATTGAAAGGAATTGTTAAGTACCAAACAGTTCTAAAAGATATCTTTCATGTTGAAATTACAACGGCTCCAGACGAAAAATTGATAGGTCAACATTTTTGGCTTCACAAATCACAAATTCAAAAGACTAAATATCATGCTTGAAGTTCCTGCTAACTATTTCGGTAAAGGTCGAGACTATAACCTATCCGACGATCCTAAAGAATTACAAGAATTTGAACGCAAGTTCAAAGAATGGGAAGCCGCGCACCCTGATGATCCTGTAGGTGAAAAAGCCTTATCAGAATACGAATCCACACGAGGAACTTCTAAAGTAAAAATACAATCTCGTCCAAGCGTGAGTTTTACGGATGATGACGAGGATGACGATGATAATGATGATAGCTCAAATAAAATTCGATTGGAACTTCCTAGCGTACTTATTATGCAGCTAAAACGATATGCTCGCTTTCATCGTAAGCGACCGAGAGATATTGTGATGATGTGGATTATCAAATACGGAAAACTTTAGATGAAAGTAAAAGTTATTAATTCAATTCATGCGTGGGTCAATCCCGGTATGATTGGAGAAGCTGCACATGAACCTTCATTGGAAGGATATGCCGTCACCTTCAATCAAGTTGATTCTCAAGTTCCCGGTAATAAGCATAAAAAAGACATTACGATTTTGATGCTGCGGGACGAGTTTGAAATTTTAGAGGATACTAAAATTGATGATTTAGTCTTCTATATCAGAATTCCTAAAATGTCACTACGTTCTGATTTATTAAAACTTGAGCAAGAAAATCCTGATGCTTTTAATACCATCGCGAATTTCTTCGCTCCTAAGTTTTGAACAACAGCGCGCCATCACTCGGATGGCGACAACGGAAAGTTGCTTTTTCATATGCTGGTGGAAAATGGGAACAGGGAAGACACGACTTGCTCTAGTCTCATTTGAACTATCCGATTTTGAAGATTTAATTGTCGTAACTCGGCGCATCGCTTTCTCTTCGTGGATTGATGAAGCCCAGCTTTGTAAATTGGACTTTCTGATTTACGAAAACGACTACACCCCCAAAAATCTCAAGCGTTTAGGACCGTCTAAAAAAAGAGTTCTCTTAGTTTCCGCAGGCGATCTAAAAAACATTCCGAATATACCGCAAGGGCAAATGATTGTAGTGGATGAACTCTATCTGTTTGCAAATCCTCAATCCAAGCGATCCAAATTGCTTCAACAGATTACGATTTTTTGCTCTGCACGAATTGGACTATCGGGCACAATCATGTCAGCCAATGACAATATGACGGTGTTTGGACAATTGAAAGCATTGAATGGGCATCGAGTCCTTGCCCGCACTGCAACAGATTTCCGCTCTTTATACCAAGCTAAATTGAAGACAACGTGGGGGCGATCATATCTCAATCTTCCCGGTTCAGATGAAGTCATAGCGGAAAAGTTGGCACCTTACGTTGATTTGAATTTTCCTGAATCCCGTCCCACTACAGTTCAGATTGTTCCTGTCGATAAAACACCCCAGCAAGCTGCGGCGATAACAGAACTCAAAGAATTTTATGAACATCGAGAACATACTTTCAATTATGCCATTCAAATTGTTAATGCAATTAACGGTATTTCTAATGGCTGGTTTATTGAATCTACTGGCGATTTATCATATCACAAAACACCCAAACTTGAAAGATTGCTCGCGTTTTTGGATGAGCTTGTTTCTGCGGGCGAACGGGTGGTTGTTTGGTGTGCCTATCATAATGATATTGCACGTATATCTTCTGAACTAAAACACAAGTGGTTGGAATTTACCGCACGGTGCTCTTTTGATGAGAAACGATGGCGTGAGGGTTTTTCCTTTATAGTGCTTGCGACTGAAGCTAATGGAGCTTCCGTGAATTATTTCAAAGACGTTAAATATGCAATCTACTATTCGATCGACTGGAAAGCTGTAAACTTGCAGCAATCTATGACAAGACACGAGCGCAAAGGATCGAAGCATGATGGAGCGCACTACTACTTTCTCCAGACCAAAGGGACAAACGACGCTAAAATTTACAATCTTGTAAATACTTCTGCAAAAATCGAAAAAGATTTAATTCTCGAACTTGCATATGAATAACGAACAAAAAAATAAATGTCAATTACCCTTGACACAATGACACATTCCTGTTAGACTCTTCCCACAGTGAGCCTCCAACTTAACTTCTCTCTACAAGACCGCACGATTAGTGACGGTGTAACGCAATCCGAACTTTCGCTTTTAGACGAATGTGCGCTAAAGTGGAACTATCGGTACAACAACAGATTACATAAGGCCGATTTTTTTGATTGGAACTTTTTTGTTGGAACTTCATGGCACAATTTCCAAGAAAAATGGCGAAAGGGGACAAATCCAAAATCCTTCGCTCCTCCTGAAATCCCTAAAAACATCGCACGGAATTCTGAATTTGAAAAAACTTTAGCCTATTGGTCCGAAGTACTTCCGGCATACCAATTAGCATATGCTGAAATGTATCCAGAGGAATTGAAGCATCCTTGGTCAATCATTGAACAAGAATTGTCGGCTGAATTCGGCGGGTGGACTATAAAGGGAAAGATTGATTTAGCATCTGATAAACCTCGTTTCATTCGTGATTTCAAATCAACTTCGTCGGCTTGGTTGATTTCGCCCGATGGTTGGCATTTCAAGTTGCAATTCATGTTGTATTGCTGGTTGATGGTGAAAAACAATCCAGAATGGGGTAAGAAACAATTTGAGTTTCAAATGGATATCATGCAGAAACCTGCATTAAAGCAGACAAAGCAAGAAACATGGCCTGCACATGTTATGCGTGTTTGTAATGATATTCCCTCCCGTCCTGAATTTTATTTAACTCGTAAATCATATGTTATTGTTCCTGATGCGATTAAACGATTTGAAAAATTTGTACTCACTCCAAAAATTCAGCGATTGGAGCTTGCTTGCAATTCTGATAATCTTAGTATTATTACTAATCCTAATACTAATGCTTGCAATGCTTATGGTCATCAGTGTGAGTTTTTTAACATCTGTGAAAAGGGATGGGATGCTGGAAAGTTTTTCTTTGAGCAACGCGACGTGAAACATCAGGAACTTGCATAATATGTTTCTTTTTTCTATACATTACCATCTTCCGGGTTTATTTCCTCGTGTTACAGTTATCAGCGCGGAATCTGAGGAAGCTGCATGGACAATTTACAATGCAGTAAAAACTCCAAATGAAACTGATGCTTGGTTATACGCACTTGGAACCGCCTATGAAGGATTAGCCTCACAAATCATCTCTCGCGAACTATAATCTCCAATGACAAAAAACAAAACCTCCAAAGCAGGGTATGAAGGCGATGGCCTTCCTACTGAACCCACAGACCAAACCGTTTCAATGGAAAGCCTTCGATGGCTTTTTATCGCACCACCCGGATTTGGTAAATCCGAATTGTTCGCATTGTTTCCCAATTCTCTGATGCTGGCTTGTGAAGAAGGGCACAAATTCATCACCGCACACAAAATCATTATTGACGATTGGGCGGATGCAGAAGAAGGCGAGGATACAGATGGTAACAAACATCTTTCCTTTTTAGAAGCGACTAATCGCATCGAACAATCAGACCGCTTTAATTTCATTATCATTGATACGGTAGATGCACTCGTTAAAAAGTGTATTGACTATCATGTTGATGCAGCTAATCAGCAACACCTTTCGGAACTTGGTGATTATGGTAAAGGTTTCGATCTTGGTCAAAATGATCCAATCCGAAAAGCCTTCAATCGAATTGCCGTATCCGGTCGTGGAATGGGTTTGATTACTCATCAGCAAGTGAATACTAGTACGTTTGCCAAGAAACAAGTATCTAAAAAAGAGACAACCCTTCCAAACGGAATTTACAAGATTCTATATCCTCAAATGGATATCATTATTCATGGTGAATTTGGTGGAATTCGTGAAGGTAACCGTCATCGCGACCGCATCATTCGTTCTGAAGGGTCTGAAGACGTGCTTGCGAAAAATCGTGGTGGAGTTCTGCCACCTGCATGGATTAGTTCGATTGATACCAAAGAGCGTATTACTCAAATCATGGGTTTCTTCATGGGAAAGCCTGAGCAACGTAAAAAGGCAATTGATGTAGCTTACGCTGAATACGTTGAATTTTATGGCGAACTCTGATACGAGCGGATGTAGTCCAATGGCAGAGACAACAGACTTAAAATCTGTAAAGGTGTGAGTTCGAGTCTCACCATCCGCACCAACTTTCCAATGAACCTACCGTATAGCGATAAAGTAAGAAGCGCAGCAAGTAGCAGTGAGTGTAATTCCGAAAGGTATCTCACATCGAAAGCGTAACTCGGGCTTACTCGCCGAAACTACGGTAGGTTCACCTTGTCAAATGGATGACTTAGTTTAGCACATCCTAAAAAAGCTGAACGAAACAAAAACAAAAACAAATAAAAACAAAACAAACAAATGCCAATCCTAAAGAAAACCCCCGCTAGACCCGCCGCCCCTGCTACTGATAAGGAAGACAACATTCCAATGAAGCATGGTACAGGCGGAAAGCCAGTCAAACGTGATGCTTTTGCAGAACGGTTTGAACAAACTGAAGCCGCTGCCAAGGGCACGTATGTCCCGCCTCCACCCGGTACCTACAACGCGCTGATTACTGAGGCGCAATATGAGGAAGAAGACCCAATGGAGCGTGCGTATTTTGAAGCGACTATCGTCGATCATAAAGAATTGCAAGGCAAGACCATGCGCATCTACTATGGTTTCGTCAGTGAAGATGGAAGCGAAGGAAGCGGAATGCCGTACTTCAAATCTAACCTCTCAATGCTTGGATACGAGCGCTTGGCATCGAAAGAAGAATGCAAGGAAGTGCTCCAGCAAATCGCAGAAGAACAGCCTTGGATCATCATTGATGTGAAGAAGCGTGGAAAATATACTAACGTATATCTCTCTTCTGTGCCGGAAGACCAAGCCAACAAACCTTCTCTCTAAAGAGACACGAATGGACTACCTTGGCGCTGGCGTCCTTAAACCGCAGTAACCGCCTCGTGAAAAACACGGTGCTGAAAACACCTATAGCCAACGAAAACGGCAATTGTATAAACTTTCCGCCTGATCCTCGTAAGGGATCACAATTTCCATCCCATGTCCACCCCTATTCTAGTAGAATATATCTTAGATGAAATCAAACCTACCGTTTACTATAAGCTAAAATTCGATAAATGGGATGGCAATCCTAACTCGAATATCCATTGTCCTTTTGCAGAAAAGCATAAGGCTGGAACTGACAAAAAACCTTCGTTTTCAGTAAACATCAATGACTCGGGTGGATGTTACTGCCACGCTTGCGGAACTAAAGTTGCTTCAATTATTCATTGTGAAAAATTGCTCGCGGCAGCTATAAAGGAAAAGATTTCGGATGAACAAGCGGCAAGTAGAATTTATCATCTTCTAATTCATCCAGTTCTCGCGTCAATTGAGGATGTAGAGAACCACTTGGTACCCTATCTGACTGCTCTACGTAGTGCCCCCCTCATACTGAAAAAACTTCAGGATGAATTGATGATTACAGAAAACATCATCGCACAGCTAGACCTTGGATGGGATTTGAAGTTGAGACGAGTGACAATACCAATCTTTGATAAGTTTGGGCAATTGGTAAACATTCGACTATATCGTTTGCCTTCGATGCGGGATGATGATAAGTATCCTAAGATTCTAAACACAGAAGGATATGGGTCTAAGGCTCAAGTTTATCCGGTGTCGCGAGTTCAAGCGATTTGTCGCAGTGCTCACAGGCCAAAGATTCTCTATTGGTTTACAGGGGAGCGAGACACAATTTTAGCATGGGATAAAGGACTTCCTGCACTTTGTTACACGACAGGAGAGAATGTATGCAAAAAGGAATGGGCGAAAGAGTTGAAAGACTTCAATACCGTTGTTGGAATCGTCAGAGACAATGACAAAGCAGGTAAAGAAGGTGCAACCAAGCGGCATGGCATGCTTCAGAACGGGGGAGTTTCTTCCTTTATAGTTGAACTTCCCGAAGACAAAGGTAAAGACTTTTCGGAGTTCATCGAGAATGGCGGAACAGTTGAAGAGTTTTTAGCATTGAGTAAAAATGAGAAAAAAGAGAACGAGAGTGAAGAGGAAATCCCGGATAGTGACTACTACGAATTTCCCCGCATTGTCGATCCTCGCAAGTTCAAGAATCTAGGTAACTTCGCTGTCTATGAGATTGGACGCAATCCAACACTACTGAACAAACCCATTACCGTTCGTGCTATCGTTTCAGGAAAGATGGAGCGGACCTATTCGATCCCACATACTTTTCAGATTGGAGATAACAAATTTAAGTTACCAATCTCGCGAGAAATGCTTCAATTGGTGCGAGAGCATGACGTGAACATTGATAAGCTGGTAAGAGGATATGCGAATACTAAAGCAAAAATTGTCCCGCTAGAAAAACTGACTGTGACAGAAGTTGAGATTATTCCCATGATTCAGCCGGGTGTCGATTTTCCATACGTCAATCAACGCTGCTACTTTTTCGGTCCTCTGATTGAATGCAACAAGCCGTATGAAATGGTGATTGTACCAACCACCGATATGTCCACACAAGAGACTATCGGTATGATTGTACAGATTACTCCCATCTCCAATATTTTAGATTCGTATAAATTTACCAAAGAAAGTTGTGAAGAGTTGATTGAAGAATTTGGAATGCCGGATGGAGTAGATTTATTTGAACATATTTACAATATTGCAAATGCAATTAGTGAAAACTATACGCGAGTTTATCATCGTGAAGATTTGCATGTTATTGCACTTTTGACATGGATTGCACCCCTTCAATTTGAATTTCCATTCGAGGGAGTCCAACGTGGATGGCTTAACTCTCTAGTGTTAGGAGATACCGAAACAGGTAAATCAAAAGTATGTCAGAAATTAACTGCTCTTTTCCATTGCGGCGTATTTATCAACGCGGAATCATGCAGTTACGTGGGACTTGTAGGCGGTGCGGTGAAAAGTTCGTCTGGAATGTTTCTATTGAGATGGGGCAAAATACCACTTTACAATCGCCAACTTGTAGTGGTGGAGGAACTCTCTGGATTGACTACACAGGAAATCTCTTATATGTCGGAGGTACGTTCTGCGGGAATAGCAAGATACGACAAAGCTGGACTGACGGGAGAAACGAGTGCAAAAACTCGCTTAATTTGCTTATCGAATGTAAGAGAGAAAGGCAAGAGTTTAGGAGACTTCAACACGGGAGTTCAAGCGGCACTGCAATTGGTCGGACAGAATGAAGACCTTGCCCGATTTGATTTGATCCTGACTGCAACTGATGACGAGGTTGATAGTTCAGTTATCAATAAAGATAGGTCTGGAGATGACGATGGAACTTTTTCCTCTATAGAACTTCAGCGATTTCAAGATTTGATTATGTTCGCATGGTCGTTAAAGCCTGAACAAATTGATTTTACACTTAGTGCATATCGTGCTTGCTTGCAACAGACACTTTTACTATCTGCTAAATATCATCCTTCGCTGCCAGTCTTCAAAGCAGGTTCAGGACGATTGAAATTAGCACGCATTGCTTTGGCAATCGCTTGTTTGCAAATGGCATGGGATGTAGAAAAAGAAAAATTGATAGTGACTGATGTTCATGTAAATATGGCAGCGCAATTACTGGAGCATCTATACTCCAAGCCGTCGTTTGGATACTCTCGCTACTCCAAAATTCAATATGATTTGCAGAAGGTGCTGAATCAAGATGATGTCCTAATCAAATTAAAAGAAGTGTTTGGAGAGAAAGTTGCAGACTTTTATCAGTATGTTTCCTACGCTGCATCTTTTACCAAGTTTGAAATTGCGGATGCGTTAGGTGTTCACAATATGTATGTTGAACGCGCTATCAGTCAGATGTTCCTGTCTAACCTACTCAAGAAAGGGGACCGACAAAATGAATGGACGCTCTCTCGCGCCGGTCGCAAATGGATTGAACGTCAGCTAACTTTACACAAAACTAAAAAATGACTTTACGTGATTTAACCTCTAAACAAATGGAAAAATTGATAGCAAAAGCAAAAAAAGTCTATAAGTTAAAATCATTGCATAAAATTGATTTAGGAGGACAAGAAAAATCATTTAATTGTGGATTTTCAGAAGGAATAAAAGCTCTTTTAGAACTTGTCAAAAATGAGTAAATGCACGGCTTGTCAGTTACATAAAAACTCAGGTACCACGACAAATGCGGCGGAAGGCTGGGGTAATCGTGAAGCTAAGTTGGTAATTGTAATGGACTGTCCCGGCAGTCATCTTGCAGAAAAGTTGTTGATTTGGATTCTACGCAAACTCTCGTTGACGGCTGATGATGTATGGGTGGACTACACTTTCAAATGTCCAACTGAGAAGACCAAGAAAGCTGAGCTTTTAGAATGTCATAAAACTTGCTGGGAGCAACATCCTCGCCATGAAATTATTTACAATCATTCAATAGTTCTTGCAGGAAATTGGTCTTCATCTTTTGTAGGTGGACAAACATTGAAGAATGTCAATGGACGAAAAGACCCTGAAGGCATTTGGTATGTGTATTCTTTCAACTATCTTTTGATGAATCCGGCTGAATGTCTTCGCACTTGGCGTGTAATTTACAAAGCCTCAGAAGAAGCCGGATTGAAACCCGCCTACTGTAGTGAATTGGCAAACTTTCAATTCCCATCCAAAAAAGTTTAAGATGCGTACATTATATTATGATATTGAGACGGATAGCGAACATCCTCAGTATGCAAATATGAGTTTAATGGGGATTTTGGTTGAAGACCCTAAAGGCTTTGACGATAATGTGATATATGCGTGGGAAGCGCCGTTTTCGGCAGAATCTATAGAGGAAATAAAAAGCCTTTTGTGTAAACAGGGTATCCGTCGCGTGGGTTTTAATAACCTTAACTACGACGATTTAGTATTAGCAAATCATGGCATTACTGTGCCATCGAAAGGGACGGAAGATGCGATGTTGGCAATCAAGACGTGTCACCCCGAGCTTCCTGCTTTCGCATTGAAGTTTCTGTGTTGGTATCTGTTGGGCGATGCGTGCTGGGACGAGTTTACACTTGAGCAATCGGGACACAAGTTCGATGGCGAAGTCTCAGAAAATCTTCGATTGTATCATCGTGAAGATTTAGAACGTCATAAAAAGATATGGAAGTGGATCGAGAAGAAAGTTGCGGAGCCACTACATACTGAAGCCTATCGTTTAGATATGGGGATGAAATACCCATTACAAGAAATGACCTTTGAAGGGGGTGTTTTAGTTGATACTAAAAAAGCAGCACAAACATTGGAAATGCTTGAAGCAAAGAAAAAAGTTATTCAAGCTCGCGTGGCGGAAGTATCTAATGGGAAAGTTACCAATGCAAATTCAAATCGCCAAATCGGAACCTATTTGGCCGATGTTGAAGATTTTGCGCTGAATCTAACAGGGACGGGTGAATTTCAGGTAAAGAAGAAAGACCTTGCCGAAATCACTGGGATGGAAAATGAAAAGATGAGGGAATGGAAACCGGGTGAAATACTTCCTCCTAACTTTTCGGAAGTTGCTCTGTTGGGATGGCAGATGAAAGACAATGAAACCATTCGTAAGTATGTCAAAAATTATCTTACGGCTGCGACTGAGACGGCAATGGATGGCTGGATTCCGGCTGCGTATGGCATATCGCGCGCTGTTACTCGCAGAACTCTTTCCAAATCGTTTTACAAAATCAATTTTCAAAACTCTAATGAAGCGATTGATTCTTTCAAACTCATTCCAGATGGGTATCTTGGATGGTTTATCGACTCCACGCAAGTTGAAAATGTTGTTCATATTTATGAATCCGGGGATATTGCCCGTCGTCAGGCATACGAAGAAGACGAAGAGTGGAATGAATATGTTTGGCTCTGCTGCCGAATTCGTGGAGAGGAAGGCGACAAAGCGAAGTGGGATTCGATAAAGAGCAAGCAAGTTCCACATTGGTCAATTTACAAACTTTACAAGACAGTAAAACTTGCACTTAATTTCGGGATGGGTATCAAGAAATTCTGTGCAACACTTGGCTTGGACTACAAGATTGGACAAGCTATCTTCAATGACATCCATCGCGCCTGCCAAGCTATCCGGCAATTGCAAGATAAAGTTGAAGCCAATTTGAACAGTATAGGATATGTCCAAGACTCCTTTGGGCACATCTATAGAGGAGAAGAGCCCTATAAAGTTGTCGCGTATTTGATTCAGGGATGTGGTACTGGATCACTTCCAAAGGCGCAAATTAAAGCAAATTTCGATACTCTACATACATGGTCTGCCAATGTAGGGCAATCGGTCGGTCCCCTTTGCTCCACAACTCACGACGAAAACTCTGGATTACTCCGACTGAATTTAGGAGAAACTAAAATTCACAAAATCCTTAGTGAACTCATGGTTAATATGACTTCACGATACTCTCACAAATTTGACGGAATTCCACTCCGAGCTAAACTCTATCTCTCTACCACAACAGTCGCAGACAAGAAAAACCACGAACAAATAAATTGGAAAACCCAAATAAACATACCATGATCGACACATCAAATTTTCGTCGAAGGCATACATTAGATTATTATTTTGGATTGAAATGTAATTTTAGAATTATACTAAATAGTACCTCTGAAATAATTCAATGCGAGTGTGGTCGAATGCTTAAAGAAATTTTAGAAAATTTATTTGGAACGGTGGATAAATCTGTTGTACTCTCACGTTGTTCTATTTTTGTATGTTAATTTTAGCGATTGACCCTTCCATCAACAATGTAGGACTTGCGCTGTATAATACTGAGACTGGAAAACTTATAACCCGAGTTTTACATCCTCCTAAACTACAACGTCAGTATCTTTTAAGCTGGATTTGTAATCAAATTCAATGTGTTGAATTTTTCAAAAATATCAATACGTTAGTCATCGAATATCCTACTTTTCAAAATTCTGCAAAAGGACGTATCGCAGCACAAAAAGGATACACTCTCGATTTAGCCTATATCGCCGGATACATTTCAGCCGAATGTAAACTTAAGCCATCCTGTATTCACCTTCCCACTCCTCAGCAATGGAAAGGAAATCTACCTAAAGCAGCGGTCGGGCGTCGTTTCCAACGACGATTCGGAATTGATCCTGAGACAATTACCGATCACGAATACGAAGCAGCTATGATGATTGCTTGGTGTATGGATTCAACCGTGTAATTTTAGCACGTATAAAATCCAAACCACAATGATGATAACGATAGCTGAAGCGATCCAAATCATAAACGCGCAAACTGATAGTGCATCCAATCAAAATTTCGCTGTCGTCCAAGACTGACACCCCCTACACTTTCAACAATCTTCCAAAATTCTTCAGCGTCAGTTTTAGATAACCGTGCATTAGGACGTTTAACTCGTAATCCATTACGTGCATCGTCTAAATCAATTGCACAACCCCAACTGTGAATTGACCAAGAAGTTTTTGAGCCTCGTTTCAAACGAACATTGAAACACCCTCCAAATAAATCTAAACCAAGGTCTTTGATTTTATTTGGAGAGTATGCAGATTTTACTTTTAAGAAAATTGTTAAAAAACTATCTGCAACTAATTCGTGACAAACAACTTTTGTTACTTTAGCTTTTTTATCCCATGATAAAACCATTGGATAAGGAGGAATAAAAAATCCCAAGTGTTTATCTATCTCCTTTATAGGGCCGTAAAATTTAGGACACTGTGATTCAGTTGGCCAGTTCATTTTCGTCGGGACGGGATGTTTCTAAAGGAATTGTATCAAGCGGGCGATAACTTGGTTCTGATTTGAATTCTTCAGAAAATCGCTCAGTCAATTCTTGAATTGATTCAATACGTTCATGCACAATTTGAGTAGCAATACTTGCATTAGCATTAACAGTTGCATGATATGAAACATCTTCAATACCGATATATTTAGAGCATAGGGCACCGACAATTCCTGCAACAATTGCAAACATCCCACCATATACTCCAGATTGAATTGGACTGAGCGCGTAAAGATGATTTACTCCACGTTCTAACATTGCCCAAGCAACTGCGGATGAAATAAGAAAAACCCAAAGTTTTCGAGATGTTAATCGCTTAAAAAGTTCAATTAAAGCAACCTTCCACCAAATTTCATTTTTCATTTTCCGTTAATTTCTAAAATGTCAGGACCGTTGAGAGGAAGCGTTGACCAATGTGCTTTACGAGTTGCACAACCACTCAGGAAAAGACATAAAAGGAATACAAACCAAGGATTTGGATACCATTTTAGAATCTTGTAAATAATGAATCCCACCAATAACAATCCGAGAATTGCGAAGAAAATGTTCATATAATAAAGCGAGAGAGAAAGTAGCCACCGATTCCACCTGCTACCGGAAATAAAAGTGACCAAAGATTTGCAAAAGAAACCATCCGCAAACCAAGAAAGGCTAAGGTTGATCCAGACAACCAACCGACTAAATTTCCACGCCGATTATTGGAATCATCAATCACTGCAAACTCTACTTTAGTTTTGTTGTGATTCTTTTCTTCTATTTTCCAATTTTGGTCTGCCAAAATCCATGCGGTTTCTGCTGCATGTTTTCCAGCTTCTTGCATGATACCCCAATCCCTCATCCTAACTTCCGCCATTTCCTTAAAAGCAATTTGTTGCAAAAGTAAATCGTTTGCAGTCTCCATATCCTGCAATTTGACTAGAGTTTCGTCTAATTGAAATTCAACTTTCTTTAGACGCTCTGCAATTTCCGGGGGGACAATCTCCTGAATCTTGATTATCTCTTCCTTTATAGTGCGTGTGCGATACTGAATTTCCTTCGTTCCATCTGACGTAACTTTTTGCGCGCGGCGGATTTCTATAGAGGAAGAAAGAGCGGGTGCAGGAATTTTAGTTTCTAGTAAAAGCGCACGTTTTGGCACTGTAGAACACCCGGTTAAAAGCACTGCGAGAGTTGCGATTAACCGGATGTTCATTCCAGTGCGACTAAATTACGGAGTTTTAGGAGATTGTAATTCTCCAGTTACGACATTATAATTTTGAATCCAACGAACTGCCATTGGAAGAATAGTCTGAAACGTATCTGTCACCATATCGTCGGCTTCAGTCGCAGACAAACGACGAATAACAATTTCAGTAGGTTTGACTTCAAGTTCAACTCCTTGTTCAGACTCTAGTTTAAGTCCAAATGGAATAGTTAATGTGAATTGTGTGGGTGTATCCATGTTTGTTTATTTTGGGTTTTGGGTCTAGTTGAAAAACCATTTAATAATTCCAGTTCCTACCATGCAAATACCTGCGGCAATAGCAGCAACTTTTGTTTTTTCTTTGTCTGAAGTTCTTTCTAAATGTATAATGCGTTGCTCTAACTGATATTTATCTAAAGCTACCGTGTTTTGAATTTGATCCATTCGTTTGTGCAGCCCTTCACGTCCTGATAATGGATCACCACAAACTGCGGCATTGATTGAATTTACAATTTCAACTAATTTATTAATTTTAGTTTCTTGTAGCGGGGTCATTTCAGTTAATTAATTCCCATGCTACAGTTGAAGTATCCAAAGAGGAGCTTGAAGTGATTGTAAAATCAACTCCAGCATTTCTAGCAGAGACTCGCAAGGCACCAACAGTACCACCGTCAATTTGTGATGTGAGTAAAATGTTGGAATTCGCAGTCACATTTGCATTTCCCACGACAATCTCTCCAAGGACTAATGTCGCGCGACCGTTTGCACGGTATCCAACAAAATTGATGTTTGAAATTACAGGCATATTTTAGTTGATTGTAATTGTCCCATCTTGGTGCATTGTAAAAGCCACGGGTGGGAGATAGTCTTCCGTATTCATCTGAATTCCCTGTCCTAGAAGAAACGTAATCGTAGCTTGATGTGCAGCGAATGCTCCAACTGCTTTGTTTCCCATAATTGCCAATTGCTCTTCGGGAGTTGCTTGAGTATTATGCCAAAAAGACTTGAATTCGCGAATAGCCGTTTCTTTCAAACGCTCCAGCGCAATTTTGCTCCGATATTCTGAAGCCGCTAAAATACGATAGGCGGGGTGTAATGTAATTGGAAGGTTTTCAATAAGTTGCATATATTAAGAAATAAAAGCTCCATCTACGATACATCCGACTACTGCCGGAAGGGTTCCATTAGAATTAAGGATTGCACCACCTGTTGCATCAATCGAAGAATTCAAATTTATAATCGTGCAAAAGCGAGCAATTCCCATACCTGTAGCGGAAGCCCCCGGTGAACCATCTGAACCCGAATTCCCTGAAGGTCCATCTATGCCAGTATTGACACCTAGACCTCCACCTCCACCTCCACCTGCACCGCCTCCTAAACCACCCCCTACATATAAATTGAAAATGTAACAATCAGTAAATATTGGAGGAGTTCCAGACAAAGTACCACCATTGCCTCCGGTGCTTCCATCACCACCCGCACCACCATTTACAGGCGTACCCATTCCATCATCTCCACCATTTCCACCTGTTCCCCCCCCTCCACCTGAACCACCATTACCTCCACGCACTTCTACACTTAAACTAATCGTGTGATTGCTATAGAGGAATAAGTCTGCTTCAGAATCTCCACCATTGGAACCGGGCTCGCCTGAGCCACCTGTTCCCCCCTGTTCACCGGGACCGCCATCACTTCCCGCGCCACCTGCCCCGCCATTTGCTCCATCTGCACCCCTGTTGACGACATTCAAAAACGTATTGGCGATGCCCCGTCCTTGCAGAAATAAGCTGCCAGAGGCGTATAGAGTTCCAAAATTTCCAACTCCAAAGTCGAATTTAGTAGCGCCTAAATCGAATGCAGGTTGTGCTGTTAGATAGGGCTTACCTTCGTTTCCGACTTCAGCTGTTCCATCATTGCCATCCGAGCGGACAAATGCCATGCCCGGATCGGACAGAGTTACCCCTGTGCTTGGGGGGCTATAATTGGATGAAGCTCCCATATTACACTTCGTAAACGACCACCGCAGCGCCGTTTGAAAGCGTATAAGCCAAAGCATTAGCTGACAACCTACCCGGATATCCACCACCACTTAAAGACATTCCAGCCGGAATTGCTTGAGATGCAACAGTTAAATTGGTTGAATCAATATTGGTAATCGTCCATGATGCGACACCTGCGGGAATAGTGCTGCCAGTTGTAACGCGCGTAACTGTCGTTACATAAGTTCCAATTGCAGGCTGCTTGGCAAGAATTGCAATTCCAAGATTGACCAATCGCTTGAACAGTGCAATTCCTGTTGCGGCTGTTGCACTGGTAGCCGTAGTGTTATCTGCGACTGGCGCATTTGTAGTCGTGCCAAGTGCAGTATCCGCACCATCTGCAATCGTAGCAGCGCCGCCGCCGCCGCCACCCCCTACAGCACCTTCACGAATAGAAACTTTAAGGACAATCTCTCCATTTACGGCATCTCCCACAGTGCCAACAGGAAGCCCTTGAAATGTATGAGTAGGATTGAGAACTCCAGCACCTACAAAGAGATTAGTTACTTTAATTGGCGCATTATCTGCATCAAGAATTTTATTTAGCATATTATAAAAGTGTTAATTGCGGTTTAATTGAGTTTCAAGGTGTTCTCTAATGTTGTGAACAGCTTCTAAATACCTTTGCTCTGCACGTTTTTTGGCTTCATCAGAAATTCCATCAGTTAATAAAACATCACGTAAATATTGTTTTTCATTGGCCATTTCATGTTGCGCAGAACGAATCGCATTTTTAATCGTAATGTTAGGATTGACTTGAGTGTAGTCTATACCAGTAGCATGACGAAGTAAAGCTCCTTTTATAGTATTTGTGCGTCCAGTTTTAAGATTTGTCTGCCCTAATTTTCCTCCAGCCGATTCAGGAGCAATCTTAGTATATTCAGTTCCGATTCCCGGCGTATGGGGTGGAGCAAGTTGTCGAGCAATAGAAAGAGTCCTATCCCATCCATCTCGAAATTCTTTTGCCGTATGTCTTTCCTTGCCTGTAATTTGTTCAGACAACATCGAAAGCATCGGAGTTTTCTCCAATCCAACAAAAGGATTCACTGCCGTTACAGCCTCCATATCTCCTTTCGCCGCAGAGCGTGCCATCATTTGAAAATCATTGAACGGAAATAAAGGAGTGATATCAATGTAATTGAAAGTTCCGTCTTTATTTCGACTTGTCGGCAATTTGAATCTTGGACGGGAATAATCTTGCGCTGCGGATTTTACTTTATTCCAATCTT